ATCGTATTTCTCGCGAACATCATGGCCGCCTGTCACGCCAATCCGCGCAAGAAGGTGAGGATATCATGAGCCCCTCCCTCCGCTCCACCATCACCAAAGCAAATGAGATGAGCGCTCTCTTTGATGTTGCAGCTCACGCTCTCAAGCGCGGCGATTTCACCGCTTTCGATGAAGCAATGGACAGGTTCCGCAAGATACAGGGAGACGCGCGATGAATGCGCCCCACGCAACTCGCGTTCTCCTGGAGCAGTCGGCGCAAGCGCAGATCATCGAGGACGTTTCGGAGATCGTCCGCTGCGCTCCATTCATTGCCCGCTGCCCGGTTCGGCTCTTCACCCCTGGGCTTGCCTCCGAACTCGCCAACGCGGTCGATCTGCTGGCTTGCAAGGTCGCGGATCTGAAAGAGGCCGAAGGTGCAGATCGATGAAATCGTTGAGGGATACTACAAGATCAGGCTCCGCAAGGCCAGTCCTTGGGTGCCGGTTCACATCTGGCTTGAGGACGGAGAGCGCGACCCTGAAACATGGGAATTGCTCTCCGACCAGCGATGGCGAGCGGAATGGGCACCAAGAACAGACAGTCCCCGACTGTTCCCGGCAGACCCGTTCCGCTTCGTCAACCGCGCCCACCCCATCTCAAAGGACGAATATCAATGGCTGCTGATACTCAGAACCATTCCTTCCCGCCAGCAATCGCAAAAGCGGTCGTCCAGGTGATGAAGGGCTTGGGAACGCTCGGCAAGGAGCACAAGCGCGACGACTATGGCGCGAAGTACGAATATGCGTCGATCGACGACTTCATCACGCACGTTCGCGGCCATTGCGCGGAGGCTGGCCTAGCGATCATCCCCGACGAAGCGCGAGACGCGGAGACACGGGAAATCACTACCAGCAAGGGCAAGGCCGCAGTCATGTGGAGCGCTCGCTTCGCATTTACGCTCATTCACGAGGACGGAGAGAGCTACGGCCCGATCTACAAGGGTGTGGAGGTCCAGCACACAGGCGCGCAGTCTGCGGGTTCGGCGCAGTCCTACGCGCTCAAACAGTTCATGCGCGGGCTGTTCCTGATCCCCACTGGCGACGGCGACGATCCGGATAAGGCTGGAGTCGATATCGCCTCAAAGGGCGAGCAGCAAACCGATCTTCAGAAGCTCGCCAACAGCATCCGCAAGAAGATGCGCGAGGCGTCCGACCTGGCCGAACTCGGCTTGGCCTGGAACGACTGCGAAGTTGACCGCGAGCTGATCCGCGGAGCGTCTGAGACTGCGCACAGCTTCCTCGAGAAAGAATACCGCACCCGCGCGGCCGAATTGGAGAACGCATAGCATGGCCTACGAACCCAAAGACCTCACCGGATCGCTCTTCAAGAACGACCGCAAGGAAGCCGACACGCATCCCGATTATAAGGGCTCCGCGCTCATCGGCGGCGTAGATCACTGGCTTGATGCCTGGATCAATGAGGACCGCAACGGCAACAAATACATGTCGCTAAAGTTCAAGCCGAAACAAGCGAGTTCCGGACGAGGCGAGAGCAGACAGCCTTATGCCGAAGAGCGCTACGATGACGACTCCGATGTGCCATTCTGATGCTCAGCCGTTCCGCCTTTAAGCCTCGGATCGAGAAGTCGCATCGCGCCGATGAATGGAAAAGGTGCTCTCCTTTCCTCAAGTGGCTGCGTGGTCGTCCCTGCTTCCTGAGCATCCACGCTCCAGGCAAGCATGTGTGCTCTGGCAAGGTGCGCGCCTGTCACTTCGATCCGTGGGGCGACAAGGGCATGTCGAGCAAGGTTTCGGACAGCGCTTCCTATCCGTGCTGCGATGGCGGGCACGAGGAACAGCACCGCATGGGCTGGCCTTCGTTTCAATCGAAATACGGCTTCGATGGGCGCGATGTGGTCACTGCGTACTGGCTAGAGTGGCTGGACGGAACAACGATGGGCGCGGCGTGGAAGCGCAAGATGGAGGCGAGCCATGCATAAGATCATCCTGGAAGGCGAGTTCAGCCGTGCACGAGCGAAGATGCTGATCGATAAGGCGCCTCACGGCTACGTTGTGGAGCTGCGCGAACCCAAGCGCACGCTCGACCAGAACAACAAGCTTTGGGCCATGCTGACGGACGTGTCCGTGGCCATGCCGCTGGGACGCAGGCACACTCCCGACGACTGGAAGGCGATCTTCATGAACGCCTGCGGTTGGGAGTGCCAGTTCGTTGAAGGCTTGGATGGCCGTCCGTTCCCGAAAGGCTTTCGCAGCTCGCACCTAACCAAATCGCAGATGGGCGATCTTATCAACTTCATCCAGGCGTTCGGCGATGAGAACGGCGTGCGCTGGAGCGACGAAGCCAAGGATCAGGCAGCATGACCAAACCATATGCGCTCCGACAGGACAGTGTTCGGGATGAACCTCTCGACATCCGCGTCTGCAATATCTCTTTCAGGCGCAACGATGAGCATGAAGCTCTTTGTGTACGCGTTATTCGATCGAGAGAGCATCCTCGCTGGTCGAGGGCATTCAGCGACTTTCGGGTGGTGCATCCTAAGCTGAGGCGGGTGAGTTGAGGCTTTGGCGCGTGCTTCGCACCGGGCTTTCGTCCCTTCGGGATCGAGCCGCTGCGCGTCTCGCCGCTTCGCGCTTCAATCCCTCGCGCGAGCCAGAGCCGGAGCCGCGGACGCTGCGCTTAGTCAATTACGGCATATCGCAAGTGTTTGACGGTGGGCAACGCATCAAAATCTACGGATGGACACACCGCATCCCGTTTGACGGCGACTACCTTATCTTGAACGACCAACGCGGCGGAACAACACGGTACCGCGCCATTGAAGTTAGGTGCCCAGGCAATCCGAGCGATATGTTCTTCGCCGATGCGGAGTTCTCGCCACGATGAGCGCTGTGAGCCTCATCCTGGAGCACGGCAAGCCGCCTGCGGAATGGTGTAACATGTTCGCGTCCAAGGGCATCAGCATGTCCGAACGCACTCTGAGGGCTAAGGCTCGCGAACTTGGCGCTTGCCACGTCATCGGCAAGGCGATGATTATTACGCCCGCCCAAATCGACCGTATTCTGGAGGAAACGACATGCCCCTCACCGCCTACAAGCGAGGCCCTGTCTGGTGGGTCAAGGGGCGCGTCGAGGTCAACGGGCGCCCGGTCACAGCCTACATTAGGGAAAGCACTGGATCATCTACGGAGAGCGGCGCAAGGGACTGGATCCGGCTCCGCGAGGAGCAGGAGGAACGGCGCTTCTACATCGGCGATGAGAGTGAGCAGATAACCTTCATGGGCGCTGTTCTGCTCTACAATCCGACGCCGGACATGGCGAAGTATCTGGAGCCTATTGCCCGCGAGCTAGGCCCCTACTCCTGTGCCAAGATCACGGCAAAAATGGTCAAGGATCTTGGCCCGAAGCTCTATCCAGACAACTGCACGGATAGCTGGCGACGGTGGGTGATTACGCCTGCCCGCGCCGTCATCAACAACGCTCACGAGCTTGGCAGATGCCCGCCGATCAAGATCAAGGGATATGACAAGGACGAGCGGATTAAGCAGGACAAGCGCCGGGGTAAGCGCAGCCGCGTTCCCAAGACGCCAGGAAGCTGGGAATGGCTGCTACAGTTCCGCCGACACACAACCAGCCCGTACAGGGCCGCGATGGCGCACTTCATGTTCGTAACCGGAAGGCGCGTCGGACAAATGGTTGTGATGCACCCCGACGACCTGGACCTAGACAGAGCGCGAGCAAGAGTTGTCGGCGTCAAGGGCCATGACGATGAATGGGTGGACCTGACCCCTGAACTGGTCGCCGAGCTGCGCGCCCTACCGCCGAAGAGGCCGCGAGGCTGGCCACGGGACACGCGAGACACGTTGCGCGTGTTCGGTTACGCCGATCGCTGCTCAATGCTCAAGGGCTGGAGAGCGGACTGCAAGCGGGCAGGCATCCCGTACTTGCCGCCGCACTCTGCCGGCCGTCACGGCTTCGGCCAGGAGATGGTTGTCAGGCGCGGCGTGGACGCGAAGGCGGCGGCTCGTTTCGGGGCTTGGTCGGACACGTCAATGCTGTCGCGCACCTACACCCATGCGGAGGACGTTTCTCGCAAGATTCATAGGGCAAATCGTACAGGGCGCGTACAAGCCGAAAAACGTACCGGCATTAAGTTGCTGAAAGAAAGCGCATAATATGGTTTGCGGTTTCAGCCCTCCGAAGGCAGAGGCCACAGGTTCGAATCCTGTCGGGTGCGCCATCTTCCCCTGCAGAATCTTGCAGGAACGCGCGCCGAACAAACAGGCACTGCGCGTACACAGCCCGTACACACATCAGGGGAATGATGATGACTGATTCTGGCTTCGATCCGACGCGCATCGTTCGACTAGCTCCAGATTATTTCCTCCGAAAGCTGACGCAATATCGATCGCTCAACAGCTACGAGCGCGTGGATGGGAGATGGATTGTCGCTGCCGGCCCCGTCACCGACACCCAACGCATCGCCATTTGTGAGACGCAGGAAGAAGCGGACTTCATTGTCGGCGCGCTCGGTTTTCTCTTCGAAACAAACGGCGAGATCCACAAGTCATCCACCCAGAAAGGGTCCGACAATGCCTAACCGACAAGTGACCGATGAACGACAGAATGAGGGCGATTGGCCCAAGGTCTATGCGTGGACGCCCGGTACAGGCGGTTACAAGCACTATCCGCAGTATGCGAACTTCAAGCTATTTGAGGATGGCCGCTGCGTAGTCACGGTGCGCGGGCCAGAGTTCCGCAACGTAGGCGACGAGTTCTATCAAATGGGGGAAACGGTCTGCATTAGCCTTCCACCAGAGGTCGCAGCCGAGTTGCGAGCCTTCTTCGCCCAAGGAGACGCAGCATGACACCTAACCCACATCGAGAAGCAGGGGCGCAGTTCACTCCGGGGCCGTGGGCGCGAGGCAAAGACCCTTACGATCTGGTCATCCAATCCGAGCATTGGAATATCGCCACCGTTGATGGGATGGGCAACCCTTGGCGGGGGTCTGAGCGGTGGAATGAGCGAGAGGCCAACGCCCACCTGATCGCAGCCGCGCCGGAGCTTTATGAGGCGCTTCGGCAGTGTCGCACGGAATTGGACTACTGCCAGCAGCAATTAGCGGCTCACGGGCAGACAGGTCATCCGGAAGATAGCGTTTCGCGCGCGCTGAGAGAGGGAAAGGCTGCCCTCGCCAAAGCGCGCGGAGAAGCGGCATGACCCAAGAAGCAGGGGCAGCGCGGCCCATTGTAGAGCGGCTGCTGCGCAAGGTGCAACTTCCATTCGTGGAGAATGGCGACATCATTGAGCGCCCCGGTCTGGTCAACCCCGATGGTCCCGAAGCCGCCGACACAATCACTGAGCTTGTGGAGGCGCTGAAGGATGCGCGAGCTTGCTATTGGGTAGGTCGTGGCGAACTTCGCGGCGAGCAAGAGTTCGTTACGAGGACATGGGAAAAGCTGAAGGCGCTCGACGACGCCCTCCTCGCCAAGCTCGAAGCGGGAGATACGCGGCCATGACTGAGATGCGGGATAAGATCGCGCGGGCGATTGATCCGAGCGCGTGGGAGCATCGTGACGAGTGTCTGACCAGACGCGAAGCATGGGAAAGCGAAATCAAGATCGGATGGGGCGACACGACGTTCGGGCAGTGGGCTAACCGAGGCGTTGGTAAGTCGCTCGAAAAAGCCGACGCCGTTCTCGCACTCTACGCCCCGGTGATGGAGGAGAACGAGCGGTTGCGGGAGGCGCTACAGCCGTTCGCTAATTGTGTCGAGCAGATCAAAGCGACCGAAGACGACGAAGAATGGGCGAAGTTTCGCTTGCTCATCAAGGATTATCGCCGCGCCGCAAAAGCGGTTGGCCTGACACTCCCCGGCCTTAAGCGCTGCTCTACGTGCGGCGGCGAGTTTGACGAAGGCGAGTGGGACGCATCGAGCGAATGCCCTGAATGCGAAACTCCCAAAACCCGCGCCGCCCTTTCCCCGAAAAGCGAGAAGCAGGAATGCCCTGAAGCTGACGAGCTAGAACGCCGCGCGCGTGAAATTGAAGGCGACAGTGACAATCCTCTGCGCGTGGCCGCTGCGAATAGGCTTTACGCTGAAGCGTCTGCATTGAGAAGCGAGAAGCAGCTGAGCGCGTTGAGAAAATGGCGCGGCGCATGAGCTTCATCAACGAGGCCGTGACCATCCGCGAACTCGGAGGATGGCCCAACGATCCGGTGCACAATGCCGCCATCATCTACTGGCTGCATGGCTGGACCTTCGACAACAAAGACGCTGAGATGATCCGGGCCGAAGCCGCCGCCCTCAGAGCGCGAACTGAAGGAGGAAAGTCGTGAGGCTACTTTGCGCCATATTCGGTCACAAGTGGGGAACACCGGCAGGACGCGGAAGCTGGTACGATTTCTGCCCCCGGTGCAGGAGGTGCGTTCTCCGCCCTATGAGCATTGCATTTCGCGATCAGGGCAAGTCGTAATGGGTGAGGTTGAGCTGAAGCAGAGGTGGCAGGATATTGAGACGGCGCCGAAGAAAGACGGCTTCTTGGCTATCGTTTACTGTCCTGAAAACTGCAAGGAAGAGCGCGTTATGATGGGCGAGTATTCACGCACTCGGGGCTGGTCGATTCACATAGACGCACAATTGATTGATCCCACCCACTGGATGCCTCTCCCCGAACCGCCCGCCAAGCCCTGAAGGACACAAGCAATGCCGACTAGGGGATCGCCACCAGCTGATGCGTCGGGAAGTCCGTATTAGGAATACCAGAGCGACTTACTGAGCTTCCGCCGCTCGTGCTCGGTGAGCTTCCGGCTTAGCGTGACTCCTCGGTATTGGAGTTTCAGCGTTTGCGATTCAGGCGTGTAGATCAGCTCTACCTGGCCGCCAACCTCATCGCCTTCCAGGTGCAGGATGGTGGTCACGCTGCGGCCTTGCGGCGCTTGAACCGTAGGAAGTCCGCGCCCTCCGCCGGATCGGCAAAGCATGTCAGCGCGTTGAGCTTGTCAGCGTGAGGATCAACGACACAGACGATCGACGAGCCATATTCCTGTTCGCCGAAGCCCAGCACGTTGGCGTAGTCGTCGTTGAATTTATAACCGCGAACCCTCGCCAGCCAATAGACGAAATTGCGGTGGTCGTGCTCTTCCTGATGCAGCGCCCAGTTATGGTGGTGGCCGGCGACATAGAGGTGCGCCCAGTCCTTCATCTGCGCGGCTTTCTGCGCGCCGTGGAGCTTGTTCCACTGTGACGTTCCGGGGAAATTGTGCGCCACCCAAGTGCGGAAGCCGTAGCCGTTCGGGGATTTGAGGACGAACTTCGCTTGCCAGTCCTCCATCGCAATTTGGTGAGCGTTCATTCCCTCGATAATAGGGATGCCTTCGTTCCATGCGTCATGGTTGCCGTGGATCCACAGGAACCAGGGAACGCCGCTTTCAACGAGCAGCCATTTGATGAGCGAGCGCGCCGTGTGAACCGAGGTTTCCTGATTGGCGTATAGCCGTGTCAGGCGGCCTACCCAATTGTTCGTCTGGTCGCCGACGCTGATCGCATATAGATGCTCGGTCTCGCGGGCGAGCTGGCAGTGGGATTCGAGCAGCCCCCAGTTGCAGCCGTCATCGTCAATGTGGGGATCGCCGAACAGCATCAGGGCATAGGGGCCGTCTGTCGGCACCTTGAACTCGCGCCATCTCCTCGCCGCCGCATTGGCAGCGCGGAGGTTGAAGCGGTCCCGCATGAGGCCGATGATTTGCTCGGTAGGCAGATCAGCGGGCGGGAGAGGTTCGGCGGTTGGAATATCCGGCCTGTCCGCCTCCATGCGGTTGAGTGCCGTGCGGATTCGCGACTGAAAGGTGGATCGCGATATGCCTAGCGCGTCCGCTGCGGCTTGCTTGTTGCCGTGACGTTCTAGCTGTTCAAGCGCCTCGCGGCACTCTTTGTCTGAGAGCGGTCTTTGGCCCACATTTCTTCCCCCAACTGTTTCAGGGCTTGTTCGGATCGATCGTCATTTGCTGCTCAATCCACTGGATGATCTGATCGTGTCGCTCTTCGTCCTGGGCTGCTCGCAAAAGCTGCTCGGGCGAAAGACACAGGCCGGGCGCTTCAGAAGTTCCGCTGGCGGGCTTGGGAAGCGCGGGTGAACCGGCTCCGTTGGGATGACTTTGAGCGGCGGGACCGTGTGCGCGCAGCTCGCCAGCAAGGCGGCTGAGGCGATCGTTGAGAGATGCCACGGTTTCATCGGTGATCCTCTTCTGCTGAGCCTCGACCTCGGCGACGTGAGCCTTGTTCTTTGCGGCTGCGTCGGCTTGGGCTTTGGCGTAGGCGCGGCGGTCAGCTTCCCTCGCGGCGGTGCATTTGCTAAGCTGCGCTTCGACCTTGTGAGCGTGCCTCTGCTCGGCCGCCACGCGGATCGTCTGAAGCCCAGCGAACAACGCCAGCGCGATACAGCCGATCTCCGCGATCGAGCGCTTCGACAGCCACGTTAGCACAGCCGTTATAACTGACTTGCCGAAGCTGAGGAGCGAGAGCGCCCAAGTCACAGCCACACCAGCACAGCGACAATCGCGGCAACGGCAAGCACCAGCGGAATGACGCAGCCGACCAGCGGCACAATCGCCATGCGGTCCTCTGCAGTTTCGGGGTGGAAGAGGCTCATGCTGCACCCCCGCCACAAATGCTCGTGCCACGAAGCTCAATGCTTCCCGTAAGGCCGCGATCCCACTGCGCGGTGTTGACCGTTCCCACGACTTTGCCGGTCTCGCCGTCGAGAATAGGTCCGCCCGATTGGCCTGGCTGCGCGGTGAACACGCCGGCAAGAATTGAGAGGCTTCCCGAGGTCATTCCCGTTGCGACCATCGGCACAAAGGTTAGATCATCCATGGCCCTCGCATGGCCGACAGCAACGTACATGCGCCCCTTGACGAAGCCGCCGCAATCGACCTTGAGCCACTTGCCTAAACGATCATCGGAGAGAATGGAGAAGTCGGCTTTGCGAGATGCGTAAAGGATGTGGATTGGCTCGCCGTCGATTTCGCAATTCCCCGCGCTGGTGACGTGGTTTACCGACACAAGAAGATGGGGGCCGATCCTGAAGGCGGTTCCCGCGCTGTAGCCATGCTCCTGACGGCAGATGACCTTGGGCGCCGGGCCAGTCGGATTGGTCTGCGGAACGGCTGGGGCCGGGGCGAGCATCAGCGATGCGCCGAGAAGCGCTTTGAGCATCTGGAAATTCCCCCGTTACTTGGTCTGCCCGAGCACTCCGTCAGGCACAAGCGCGGCGATGACCGCGACACCGATAGAGATGAACCGCCACGGAGCGGGCAAAGCGATGGCGGGAATGATCGCAGCACCGCACTGAAGCCAGAACGAGCGCTCCAGAAGGCGGCGTTCGAGATAGGATGCGGCGGTTTTGACGCTCATTGGACCGGCACCACGACATGATCGGGGAAGTCCTGAGGCCAAGGTGGTCCGTTCGCACCGATGATCTGCGTTCCGTTGCACATGTCGCCGCCAGAACCCGAGAGCTTCAGGTTGATGCAGTTATCGTGCCACGTCTTCTTGACGGTCGGACTCCAGGCTTCCCAATAGTCCATATGCCAGGTCGAGCCCGGAACAGTGCCAGGCACCATCTCGTCGCTCGACAAATGCCACTTACCAGCGACGAAATTGGCGTCCGTGCGGAAAGCGGCCTGAACCTCAAGGCTATCGATCAGGTACGGATGCGTTGACGGGCACGCCCGGAAGAACTGGCCCGGATACATCGGTCCATTCGCCATCGCCATGTGCGATCGGTGGTCGGCGCTGTCGAGGTTCACGCCGTCCCAACAAATGGGCGCTGCGGCAACGATCATCAGCAGAGCACCCGCGGGACAGCCGGCCGCCACGATATCGCGGAGATTGTGGAAATATCCAGCGACAGCGGGAGCGCCTTCGTTGTTCGACCAGCATTGAAACGTGATCGCGCCGCTATCCTGACTGTTGAGGTCGTTGGGGCCTCCGCTCATCGTCTTCATGTTGTAGCCGAAGACGTAGCGGATGCCGTTGGGAAGGTCGGTGCAGATGCCGATGCCGCCCTGATCCGGTGACTTGCACATCGGATCGCTCTTCGGATTGCGCTTGTAATAGACCTTGAGCCAGTTCGGCTTCACGACGCCGCCCGCCCCATCCATCATCGCTGGCATCCAATAGGCTGAGCGATTGTTCGGGACTGAGCCGATGTCGCATGTCGAATCGCCGCTCGTGCGCAGAGAATTGTAATTGGAGCTCGCGTTCGCCCCGAGGTTGCCGAAGAACTGGTGAAGGTGGCTGGCTCCGGGCTGTCCGGGGTAAACTAGCGGATCGTCTTTCAACAGTTGTCCAGCGCCGCAAAAGAGGCGGAATGCGCCGACAGGATCGGCTGATGCTGGAGCGATGCCGCCGCGTCCGCTGGGGCCATACCATGTCTGCTCGATCCCGGAAGCGGTGTTGAAATTGTCTGCAATTGTCGCTTCGCCGGACGGGCCGTTCGTCGGGGGTGGCGGAGCGACGTCATTGTCCAGTTCGTGGATAACGGCGATTGCGGTTACGCCCGTGCTCGCCGTAGCCGTGACAATGATATCGCGCGCACCGTTAACCAGCGCGTCATCCTTTGTGGGAATGGTGAAGCAGCTTCCGGGCACGACCGATCCGGACCAGCCATCAGAGGTCGTCACCTTGGCCGCAGTCTGCCTCCCGTTGCCGCCGCTCTTGTTGAGGCACAGGGAGGCGCTCTGCCCTTCGGTGACGGTCTGAGCCGAGGGAGTCAGGCTGATGCTCAAGGGCTTGCCGGCCGCAGCGACGAACGCGGAGCCGGTGAGCAATGCTGCGGCGATAATATAGCGAGCCATGCTCATAATTCTCCGAGGTAAAGGAGGCGCTCTTGCTCGCGGCGGTTGAGCAGACCGAGGACCAATCGTCCGTTGTCGAACTTCCACAGAAGGAAAGCCGCCGCTGCTGCGGAGTAATTGCCGAGCCGGTGACGCTTGAGGACGGTTGAGCCGTTGAAGCGATCAAGCCCGATATTGAACGCGAGGCTGGTCATCGCGTCGAACTGGCTTTGCGTGGTCGCGCAGCCGTCCAGGTATGGCGTAATGTCGTGGCGGCCCAAATCCTCCAGCAGCCGCCGCTCAGCTTCTCCGGGCGTAATCACCATGCCCCTGTGGACGTCGAGGGTTGAGCCGTAGCCGACCGTCCACACCCCGCCGCCGTCCTGATAGGCATCGAGTTTCAGTCCTTCCGCTCGTTTGATGAGCGCGAGGCCCTTGTCTGAAATTCTCATGGAACCGCATCCTTTTCGGAGCGTTGAGCGACTAGGTGTTTGGGAGGGCGCTCCTGTGCACCCTTGGCCGTAGTTATGAGATGCGGCTGTGTAAGCCGGCGCTTATGGCAACTGCGGCGTCAGCAGCTCGGTATCGATGGCGGTCAGTAGGCTAGGCGCTTCAGGTTTCCCCCGCTCTGCGCCGATGCGCGAACGCCGCCATCATTTCAATTTGGCGAGCAGCTCTTTCATGTCTGCGGGAACGGGCTCCGAAAGCGCCTCATCCCATGATCGCATCAGCTCTTTCAAAGCCGTCTTTGTTCGCGGGCAGACAGGCTTCACTTCCGAAGCTCCCGAACCGCAATCACGATCCTCAAGACGAGCAGGACGATCGTACAGAGCGTCACGATCGCTGGAGCGCCAACCGTTATAACCCACATCGCCCAGGCGGCGAGCGTTCCGTCAAAGGCCAGAGCCTTGGGGGATTCCGGCAGTATCACGAAATTCTCGCACGCATGACAAATTCCCCCCAGTTGGCGGTGTGTTTAATTTGCGTTATTGATGCGCCTGCTCGGAAAGGACGGTCCTTGATGGAGCGGGTATGGCAATGGGCGAAGCGCAACTTTCTGAGCCTGGTGAGCTGGGCCTACGCTATCTCGGTTCTGATCGTCGCGGCAGCGCTGCTTTTGTAGTCCTGCTTTGCGCGCTCGGGGCGGTCATTCCGATCTATTACAGCGGCCGGCCAACGTCGGTTGGGTTCCGCGACTTCACCGACATTTGGCTTGCTGGTCGCGCCTTCCTTGCTGGCGTCAATCCCTCTGACCCGCAGGCGTTCGTCGCTTTCGGAAAGAGCACGTTCGGCGATTATCCGTTCAACTGGCCATACCCGCCGCCCATGCTGTTTGCGGCAGTCCCATTTTCGCTATTGCCCCACGATGTGGGCTTTTTCGTCTGGAATGCAGCAACGATGGCGCTCTTCTATTTCGCGAGCCGCCCGTTCCTGCCGCGAGGTCTAAGGCTGCTCGCTGTTCTTACCCCCGCCGCTGTGGTGAACGTGATCTTCGGGCAGACTGGCTTTCTGGTGGGCGCGCTCTGGTTCTTCGGCTTCCGCTATGCGCCGCTCTCTGCCCTGCTCTTGATAAAGCCGCACATGGGCTTCCTTGCTGGCGTTAGCGTGTTCTCAGATTGGAAGAAGGCTGTAATTGGTTTGGCGATCGGCGCGGTCATCATTATCTCTTCCGCCATCATCTTCGGAGGCTGGAACGAATTCTTTTCGTCCGCCGGTTCGGCTCAGGCCCATGCAATTTGGGACCGTCGCTGGATTACATGGGTGCTGGTCGCGACGGCACCCGGCGTGGGCTACGGCGTCTACGGTTGGCTGCTGTTCGCTTGCGGCGCCACATGGTTTCTTGCCCGCGACTTCAATGTCTGGACCGCAGCGACAGCAACGATGCTAATCTCGCCCTATGGCTATCACTATGACATGACTGTCGTCTGTGCCGGATTCCTGTTGATGCTTTGCGAGCGCAGGCTTAGCCCGTGGGAAACTGCGATTATCGTCCTTGCCTTCCTCAGCCCCGCTTGGGTCAGAGTATTTGGAACGTGGTTCGTTCCTCCGGTTCTTCTTTGTGCGCTAGCGGTCCAAACACGACTAGGTCGTCAGATAGATCATGCGACCGTTCGACGAGTTGAGCCCGCTATTTGGGGCGGGATCTACGGGTCCGTCAGAGAAGGTGTCTGAGAACCAACGATCGGTAAGCGTGCCGTTGGATGACATGCCATTGAACGTTCCCGTTCCGCAATGGATCATCAGCCCGTACCATTGGCCGCTCACCACAGAGAAAGGCGTAATCAGGGCGAACGAGTTCACGCCGGAAGCAAGGCTTGTTTTATCGGCGCATTTCCCCAGCAGCGATCCGCCGATCACCGTTGAGCTTGACGCATTATAGGCCACAAGCCGGAAGTTTACGCTGGAACTCGTGGCATCGGTCACGATAACGATGTTGTTCGCCGTTCCGCTCACCGAAGCTTGGGCGATGACGCCCTGCTGAACGTCCCCGGACACAGCCGAGTGCGTCGTCTGTGTAGCATTGTTTCCTACAAGGAATGTGCCAGCCGGAACGCCGCCAGGAACAACGGCGTAGGGATTAATGAAGATCATTTAGCGATGCCCTATCAATACGATTTTGAGACCCTTGGCTGTGCCGTCACCAACTTGGTCGATGTCCACCGTCATCTCGGCATCATCGGCCAGAGAACTATCGGAGATGACTGGCGCTGTCGCTGCGGTGGTCGAGGTCTTTTCCGTGTTGTCGATCGTCAGTTTAGTCGAGAGGATCGACGTTCCGCTTTCGTTGATATCCACGGTGAAGATGCCGCCACCACCGTTTGTCGCCTGGGCGGTCGTGAGAGACCCGCGCACCGCCGTCACGGTGAAGGCGTAGGGCATCCTGAATGTGATTTTGGCTGTTCCGGTGGTCAGGGCGGTCGATTCATCTGAACATGCGATAACGAAGCTCTCGGTCGGATTTCCCCCGGTCGAGACCGTTACCCAACTCGATCCGTCATGCTGGATCTCAATATCCTCGTCGCGGACATAAAGCTTGTATCCCTCGACCGCGACAGTCTGAAACAGCCAGCCGTTGGCCGCGTTGGTTCCCACCGCGATGGCAAGCTTGCCAGACTTCCCCGACCATGCCCCGGTCGCCGTTGCCTTGACGAGATATCTGGCGCCGTCAGAACAGGAGCCAGGAGGAGCCGTTAAATCGCGATCCTCGATGATTGAACGGGTCGCGTTCGCATCGAGAAAGCGCCCGATCTCATTGACGGCCGTTTCTGCTGCGCTTTGACCGACAACGAGTTCGGTCGCGCCGGTTTGCGGCAACGTGGACATTCGGCAATTTCTCCGGTGTTTTAAGCGGCGAGCGCGAAGCCGCGGCCGACGACAGAACTCATCTGGTAAGCACGAATTGACGGGGGCGTGGGGAGTGTTACGCCGTCCGCTGTTGCCATTGCGGCGGTATAGGTAAACACGTTCGTCCCGCTGACCGTGACCGTGCGGACCACAGAGCCGCTGACAATCACGTCGATTTCATATTCTTCCGAGGTCTCACCAAGCGGAACAACCCAGCTTGTCGATGTCCACGCACCGCCCACTCTGGCGCGGCGGAAAATCGTTCCTTGAAGGTCGGTGCCGTTGTAAACCCATTTGACCCGAGCTGGGGCGTAGGGCTTCAGCGTATTGCCGTCATAGGTGAGATCGATTGCCGGAGCCGCGTCAACGTCCCGACCAAGAGACTGGATCTTGAACGACAGAGCATCGCCAATCGCATCGGTCCCGATCTCGATCGGAACGGCATTGGAGAGAACGATCAGCGAATCCCCGCTGGCGTGGTTGCCGACATTGCCCTCGGTCCCCCTGCGCCCTCGCTTGAAACCAGAGAGGGTGTAGAGATTGGCGTTGCCCGATGTTCCGGTGAGGTTTGCCGTGACGAACTGGAGATATTCCCAGCGGTCGTCCGTTCCCAAGGCAATGAGGTTGAGCGATGGGTCGGCATTGATCGCGGCTTCAGTGCTCGAAGTCAGCGTTCCGTAAACGCTCACGGTGACGCTGTTGCCGCGATCCCAGAGGTTCGGGTTGGCAGTCCCCAGAGCCGAAGTCGCAAAGCCCCATGTCGCTCCGTTGGTCGAGTCCACCGAGCCGAACAGGATCGAATAATCTCCTGCCGTGTCTTGCTCGTTTACCGTGGCCCCGAGCCAGGTTCCCGTTCCGTAAGTCCCGGCCGCATAGTAAAGCACAGGGTTCACATCGTTGTCGGCATCCTGAACTAATGGAGCATCGATGATGAATCCTTTGGTCTCCGTTGGAACGGTGATCGTCTGGACATCGTTGCCTTGCATGTCCGCGCCGGTCGTGGCCGAATTGACCGCGGCAACAGAGACTTCATCACGAACGAACTCGCATTGAAGTACGCTCTGCGCCTTGGTCCACTTGTCGAGCCGGACGTTTCTAAGTACCCCGTCCAGCGAGACGGTGGTTACATCTCCCGGCTCCAGCGCCAGCTTCTGTGCGGTCAGGCTATTCTTGATCCGCTCCCGGCTGTTCCAGAGCCTTCTGAGGAACCGATCGGCTTTCTGTTGGGCTCCGTCCGCCGTATCGGCATAGGTCGAGAGGTCGATCGTTTCCTCTCGTGTCGTGTTTACCGCATCGAACGGCCGTTGCGCTATCGCGTTGTTCGCCTGCTGCTCATGGTCGTTATCGGCGTAATTGAACGTCAGCTTGCGAGGAAGATCCGTGTCCTGCTGGATCGTGACGGTGTAGCGGGCCTCATCTCCATTCCTTACGAAATCCTCAGTCAGAATCGTTCCGGAGGGGGAGCCTCCGCGATTAACGAACTGGATTCCGAAATCATGCGGCCGGCAATCGACATCGTGAATGTCGAGCAGCGGGCCGATCATCTCCTTGCCCGCGCCCTGTGTGACTGAGTAACCGAGAACGGGTTGCGTGAGAGCGGAAGTGTCAGGAAGGGTTGCACCTGTTGGAAACGCCCATCCGGAAACACCGTCCACAACGGTCTTTAGGGTTACCGCACTTGAGCCGACGCGATTAAGGTAGCGCCAGATAACACCGGGATCGGTGATCGTGTCGAAGCTCAGAAGAGCGTCGTTCACGCGATCATAGATTGTCCCGACGACTTCGGCGGCGCGGGCCGATCCCGACCAGTCCGTGAGCGTCGCAGTCTGGAGAACCGAAAGGTCCGCCGAGCTGCGGCGTTGCAGCCCATCCCACCACCAATCCGCCCCCGGCTCAATCGCGGTATAAGTGCACACCGGATCTGCGGCCATGTTCGAACCAGTGTTGACCGCAGAAACGATCGAATAAGGCGCTGTTCTTGTGGTCAGGAAGAGATAGCTTCCCTGCCGAACCACAAAGTTCGTTCCGTTATCGAAGCCATAGGCTACGCCAGTCGTGCCATAAGCGGTCGTATCGATAATCGTCGCGTTCTGAAGTGCCGGGCCGATCGCCAGATGGTGCGCGCTGGCAGTTGTATCTGTCGGACCGACACCGATTGCATCCCCATCGGTGGTCGTGAAATAGCAGGATGCGTAATAGTTGACCGAAACAGGAGCTGCAGGAACAGCCGCAATGGCTTGGCTCTGACCGGCAAATGATCCTGGCGCCAGATACATTTCACCGCCGGCCAACCAAACGCCGTTCGTCCAGCCGCCGCCCCCGGTAGAGCCCAGATCGGTTATCCCGCCGTCAAAACCGACCAGATAAAGGTGCTGCCCAACGACATCCATTCCGTAGATGCCGTCAGCTCCGAAGGCGTAGGGAACACTCGTGCCGAGGCCGCTCGAAAAGGTCTGATAGATGAGCGGAGAGCGGTTCGGAACGTCGAACACCTGAATGTAAGCCGAAATCGCGTAGAGCCGCATTCCGTCTGGAGAAAAGCGCTTGTTAATGAACGTGTCCGTTGAGGCGGTGAACTCCCACGGATAGGCTGGAGTTTTCGAGCTAACCGCCTCGACCGTGATGTTCGGAATACGGTTGCCGAAATTGTTTACCGGCAGACGTTCAAAGGCGATGTACGCGGAACCCCTGTAGGCGGGGCAAGAGTTGGGTCCATAGCGATCGTCGCACCATGCTTCGATCATCGGGTCTGGATCTTGGGTTTCCGTGCCCAGATAAATCCGCATGTTGCCGCCGACTGTGAGATTGGCCGCGGCACCTACCGATGTCGGTCCCGCATCCGTGGTTTGATAGACGAGCTTTTCGTCCATCCAGATCCGGGTAACGGCGTCTATTTCATGGTCGCAGATCAGAATCGCGAAGTCGGCGAAGTATTTGTATTGAGTGTTCTTACCGGCCTTTCCCTTTGACGTGTGCTGCGTCTCGATAAGGTCCGCCGCCATGATGACTGGGCACTCAAACTTGCGCTTGCCCCAGAACCTTGAAATTGGTGTTCCATATTCGGCGGTTGTCGTCTTCAGGCTATCGAGGCGCGGACCTCTGACCTTCTGGGTAGCCTGAAGAGCCATTTGCATGGCCATCAGGGCGACGGTGACGACAATCTTGGGGATCAATTAGACCTCCACCGCCACACGCTGTCCAATGGGTACTTGTGAAACAGGCTTCTCAAGGTCCGCGACTTCACCCCCGAGCCGGGAAGTGCGTTCCACGCCCTCTCGCCGTCGAAAATCGCGATATGCCCAACCTGCCCGTCATGCTTGCAGAGCAGGATGTCGCCCGACTTCCTTTCGTCCGTGACGGGATCGAATAGGGCGGCGAAGCCCTCTTTCAAACGGGCGGACGGGATCCCGTTTCGTGAGCGAAGGTTGTAATCGATCGTTTGGGCATATTCTGACTGAGCCTCGGGAAACCCGAGCTCGTCGGCCACGCCCCACAGAAGCCCCTTGCAATCGACGCCAGCGCCCTTGCAGCGCTGGTGGTCCTGAAATGGCGTTCCTTCCCATGACGGAAGTGCTGCCGCCACGAGAGCGCCGCGATCCTTCTTTTTGCGCGGCATTACTGCCCCGGTATCGCAGGCATTAGCGCCTTGCGGCCAGGCACTTCTGGATAGCCCCGGAAGTTCAATATCTGCCCATGCGCCTTGCAGGCATCACGGGTTTTCGCGCAGCCATCCTTGATCGTCAGCGTGTCGCCGATCGCTGGATTTTCGACCGCTGGAGCGAAGAGCGTTATCGCCCCCGCTGAAGTCCAGTTCTCGATCTCGATCTTGTCGGTTCCGGCCAGCGCGCCAGTCAGGAACTGAACCGTTCCCTTGTTGAAGAAGTCGTTGGCGTAGGAGCCCGTAAACGACACCGTGAACCGCATAGCGTCAGTTACGGCTGTGACGGTCCCGACAACCGAAGTTGGCGTTCCGTGGCACCTGATCCCATCACCGAAGTCCGCATCGCACATATTGGTGATGACGCGGCCCACCATCTGGTTGTAGAAATCGACATCTGAGCGGATTTCAAAGATGAACTTGCCGCCCTCGATCCTCGCTTCCGAAACGTAACCGGCGAGGATCTTGATCGCGTCGGCCGAGAGGTCTTTCCAATTGACCTCGAACAGCCTTGCCCGCGCCCGGTTGTAGCGTCCTCCGAGAACCGCTTCCTTCGTGACCAGATCACTTAGGGGTCCAGTGACTTCGTAATTGTCGGCCTCCAGCCCGCACGATAGCGACACGTTGGAAGTGAGAATGCCGGTTCTTGCCGAATAGGTCACGGACCCGTCGCCAATGTCGAAAGTCAGCGGTTGGTCGTGGTCGGTGATTCCGATACTCGTGCCGTCTCTGAGGCTGAGCAGAAGCATTGAGCAGCGGGTGTGGGAGCGTCCGGAAAGATGGGTTGCGAGAGCGCTGCTAAGCGTCCTCACTCGCGCACCTCCTTGATCGTGAAGCTGTCGAGGTGGTGATACGGCCCAACCGTGTTGGTGAACTGAAGGTCGGTATCGAACCTGACCTTGACCATCTCTCCGGCGCCGTTGTTGCCGCGCTCATCCCACCAATTGAAGGTGTGAACCCCGCCTTCCGTCTGATAGAACATTCGCTCGACCGTCGCGTGGTCAGCATTGGTCAAGGCGCCGTTGTTATAGCCGATCTCCCAGGTTCTGAGCGGTGTTGCCCAGCGCTGGTTGCGGACCTCGCTGCCGCCGTCAGTGGTGACGATCTCAATATCCCACATCAGGCTGCGGCGGGCGCCGTTCTCGATATTGCGCGGGAGCTGCTGGGGAATATGCACCTATGCCGCCCCTTTGCGATTGGCCGTCGCCACCGCCTCACGCACCATGCCCGCCTGCTGGAGCGCAGTGGCCCTGTCCCTGCGCTGGTTACCTGTATTCGGCGCCGTGATGTTGATATAGAAGATGTTGCCTCCGGCAGCGTTGAAGTTCGCAGCACGTGGAGGTGAAATCCTGGAGGGCTGCGGAATGCTTGATGCCTCATGCCCGAACATCTTGCTTGCGAGCATTCCGCCCGGACTGAGATATTTGAGCACGCCAGCGTGACCCGTCGCCAGAGCGAGACCGGGGCTGAGAATCGGAAGCAAGTCTTTCGGTTTGAGCGTTCCGGTCGCGAGCAAACCCGTCAGTCCGAACAGCCCGCCAAACAATCCGCCGAGCAACCCCCCATGCTTCTTATGCGGTATTTTGCCTTCGTTCATCGCGTCAAGAAAGCCAGCGCCGAACTTGCGAACGGCCTCAGCGCTCATCACATATTCACCATTGGAGAGCATCGCTGGGATACTGTCGGAGGTAGGACCACCACGGCCTGAAACGAAACCGCCGTCAGCAAAGGCTGGAAATGCTCCAGCAAACGCAGGTCCGGTAAGGTCTACTATTCCGGCACCCGCGCCCGCACCTCCAGCCGCGCCACCAAGCAGCGAGAAGAACATCTTCTCGATCTGCATTTTGATGAGCGCGGAAACGATGTCCTGAATGGTCGAAAGGGCAATATCGCGCATCGCCTTCCACCCTTCCCCGATGTGAGAAAGGGCATTGGCGAGGCCGTCCAGCCCCTGAACCTCAAGGGTCTTGAGCGCTTCGTTGACCTGGGCCGCGGTGTGCGGAATGCCGCTCAAATATTGCTGGAGAGGATCAAGCGTGCCTTGCTGAACGCGAGACTGATCCTGCGCCCGCTCAATCGGGATGCGCGCGAGCTGGGCCTGAACGTCCATCGCCTGCTGCTGAAGGGCGACGGAGGTGGCGAAGTCCTTGTTCGATTGAATGGTGAGAAGGAGACGCTTTAGGTCGGCTTCCTTCTGCTGATACTGGATATCGAGGATCTGAAGCTGAAGGGAACGATGCTCGCCCTGCGTTTTCGCCATCTCGTCGGCGAAACGGAGGTCGGCAATCTTGAACTCGCTCTCCTGCTGAGCCGAACGGGCCAGCGCCTCCAGATCGTCGGTATATTTCCGGCGAGCGACAATGCCCTCGCGCTGTGCCGCCAACTCTTCGACCTGAAGGCGCAGCGACTTGGCTTCAGCATCCCCAATCTGCTTTGCGTCAAGCTGCTTCTGGATCGAAGCTAGTTGCGCGGTTTTCTGAGCCTCTACTTCCTGCGTTGCGAGAGCGGCTTGCGTGTCATAGCCGGCCGCAAGCTCTTTCTTCGTCTGGAGGATTTCAGCGTCAAGCGCAGCACTCTCGCGGGCGAACGTGTCATCGTCCACCTTGGCCTTTTGCTCGGCTCGCGCTTGGGCATTTTCCGCGGCGGCGGCCTGTGACCGGCTTCCCTCAATGTGGAAGTGGCCCTTTTCCTTATAGATGGCGGAAAGACTCACGCCCTCTGCCCCGTAAATCTTCTTGATTTTCTCCGGCGTGAGGCCGGGCGCGAACGCGATGTCGAGCGCCCACTTGCCGTTGACGCCCTCGTGAGCAGAGGTGCCCGGTCGCGCTACAGGATTGCCTGGCCGGTTATAACGCGGATCATTGTAGAGGTCGCGCTGGTGTGCTGTGCTGCGATAGGCGCTAGTAACGGTTAGGCCGGCGCCCTTCGCGATATTGGCCGCGTCGGTAAAGCTGATCTCTTTGCCGAACTCGCCCGTGCCCTTCTTCGCGTCCCGAGCGGCCTTGGCGGCGGCCTCAAGAGAGGTCGCAAGCTTCTGCATCTCGGACGCATATTTCGCGACCGTGATCTTGCCCTGCTCCAGTTGGACACCGAGGTCCTTGGCCTGATTGCGCGCACTGTAGAATGCGTTTCCAGCCCCGGCGCTGGCCGCATCGCCCATCGCCTTGCGAACGGATTCAAAGGCGTTGGTCAGGGTCTCGGTTTGCCCGGCCAACGCCCCCTTGTTGGCCTGTTCGATGCCGTGCAGAGCCGACTGATAACGCTTGGCCCAGAGATCGACCGCGGCGCTCATGTCGGCCAGCGCCTTGCCCTGCTCCTCGCCAACCGCGATGGTGCTCTGGGTGATCGCCGCACGGGCGGTACCAAGCGCCTGCTGAGCGGTGGCAAGCTCCTCTCTGGCCCTTGCTATCTGTGCATCGATAACCGACGAAGAGCCGGTTGGCGATCCGCCCTGCCCAATGCCGACGCCGCGCTGGCTCGCCGCCTGCTGTGCCAATAGATTGCGTAGCTTATTTTGCGCGTCGGTGACGGCCTTTTGCGCCGTAGCCTCGTCGCGGTGGGCGGCCTGCAATTCCTGAAGGCTGACATCCTCCTGCGTCTTGAGGCGCTGCTTCAGCGTGTCGATTAGCTTTTCGTTGCGCTCAATCAAACCGTCGATCGAGTGCGACCATTCCTCATCGGCGAGCTTGCTCTTGGCCGCCTCTTTCGCGTGCTCGCGCATCTTCTGCACGAGATCGGCGACAGACTCACTACCCGCCGCAAACTTGGTGATAAGCTGGCCCAACACCGCAGTAGCAAGAAGAACCGCGATGCCCCACGGCCCCGACATGAACGCGCCGACCTTGCCCATCACTCCGGTCCCGCCGCCCATGAAGGACGCGGCCTGGGCAACGCGGCCCATTTCGAGGGACAGGATGCGGAGCGGCGAAGCGCCAGCCGCGTAGGCATCGACGCTCGCCGTCATGACGTGCGACAATTCCATCTGGGCAAGGCGGGATTGATTGAACGCGCCGCTCAGCCGACCGTGTGCTTGCGCCGTTGAGCCCAGCGCATTGTTCATCTGCCCGGTCGTCTGATTGACGGTTCTGGCAAGCTCCTGAAGCGAGCGCTGGGCAACGGCGATATTCGCGTCAACCTGAAGGACAAGCTGGGAAACGGCGCGATCGGTTGCCATCATCCCTCCTTCGTGCAGTTCATGTCTCGCCACGCTTCATAGGCGGCGAAAATCTCGTGATTGGTCGCGTCCATGAACTGGCGCGAAGTCCAGCCTAAAGCGGCCTGGACGAAGCCGATCAGGCGGCGGTCAGGGTCGGCTCCGTCATCATCCCCGCCGCCTTCGGTTCCCCCGCCGCGGTGTATCCACCCGTCAGAGCGCCAGTGAAGATGATCGCGAGCCTGCGGGCCGTATCGACTGGCCCATGCTCATAGATGAGGTCGGCAATCTTTGCCGGATTGGGTGCCTTGTAAACCGTTCCCGCGTCGGGATCGAACACCGCATAAGCCTTCATCAGCTCGGCAATGCAGATGCCCAATTCCTCGACCGGAAGTGCGAGGGATCCACACTGCACCGTCAGTTGCGGCAACGCCTTGCCGAGCGCCTTTTCGATGTTCGAGATCGCCTGCCGGGAGGGGCGAAGCGTGTATTCGGCATCGAGATCGACCGTAAGCTGACCGAGAAGGTCAACCTCTTCAGGCTTTTCCGCCACGCTTCGGCTCCTTCTGGTAAAGCTTCAGAACCTCTTCCCGAACTGCCTCGACGCCATGCTCGGCAATGGCTTCGGCAAGAGACGCGACTTCCAGTGCCTCTTCGAGACAGGCATTGATCGCCCGCGCTAGAAGGTGGGCGGCGAGCGACCCCGACAGCATCGAGCGCATTTCCGCGACCGATAAGCCGGTGCTGGAGAGCAGCCGTTCCGCGTTGGGGGCGGCCGTCTCCAGCGTGAGCTTGCCGATCTTCATTAGGCGAGAACGTCCGTGGTCGGCGCCGCCGAGGCAACCAGAGTGACGCTGTATTTCACGGCGTCATTGCGGCCCATCGACTGGTTGAAGTCCGTCGCGTACATCGAGCCCTGGAACACAACGTCCGAACCCGAACCCGAAGAACCGCCCTTGCGGACCTGGACGTTGAACGGGGTCGCAACCGTGAGGTTGGCCTGCGTCTCCAGGCGGGTGTAGCCGTTAGCGTCGGGGAGGTCGGCGACACCGGACAGGGAGATGTTCAGCGTCCGCGCGCCGGCCGCCTGCGCGGCGTAAGGGAAGTCGTTCTTCGAGGAAATGTCGATCGTCTGCCCGTTGCGGTTGACCGACAGATCCTGCTGACCGGCGATCAAATTGTAGGTGCCCGGCGTGGCGCTTTCGATCCACAGCCGATAGTCGTTGCCTAATTTTACACTCATTTAAGTGCTCCATCTGAGGGATGCACCGCTTCTCAGCGGGGCGGTTATTGTACGAACATCTCGAACTTGAGCTCGTCCTCGTAAGTCTGCCCGTCCTCCATCAAATGAGGATCGGCCGAGAGGAATCGCGGGCGCGAAATCGTGGCGCCGGATGCAGTGACCACCTGCCCGTCGATCGCGGTCCTGACCGCAGCGTTCAGCGCATATAGCTCACGGGCGTCGGTCTTGCGGACTTGGGTGAATACCGAGATGATCGCCTTGTCGATGGTCCCAGCCATGTCCTGATCCGCATCCAGCGAAACCAGTCCGATAATGACGAGGCCCTTGTGTCCCGGTTGGGTATTCTCCGGCGGATTCTGCCAAACGTCAGCGAGAGCGGTGACTCCGGCCGCAGCGTTCAGCTTTGAGAATATCGCGACCTGAACCGCGGATTGGGCATCAATCATCGCTCTGCCCTCCGGCCTTTCTCAACACACGCTCCCAGATGTTGCGGTAAGCAGGGTAAATCTGCTCTCTCAGCCCGGCGATGAACACGAACGGATGCGGCGGCATCGAACCGACACCAGCCGCATATTTCGCGCTCTTGCGCTTGACTCCGCGACCGCCGCCCTTGCGGCCCCACTGGACGAACCATCCGTAAAACAACTTGCGATTGATCGCCTTGCCGACAAGGCCGACCTTGAGGCTAAGGCGCTTGGGAGTGACCGCGTAAGATAATCCCGCCTGCAACGCTCCGGTGCGGAACGGAGCGCGGCGCCGCTGGAGCGCGAGAACAGAGCGCCCTGTCTTGCCGAGTTCCGTTCTCAGTTCATCGGCAACCGTATCCGGCATTTGCTTGAGGAGCCGGGTGAACGAACGATCCCCCCGAACGTACCTACGCATTCTGCGGGCTTTGGTCAGACGCTTGAATGACGGTCCATTGCCGCCGTCCGTCGCGATCCTCGGCAGAGAGAATATTCAGTTCCCTGTCGCCGTTGGAAAGCCACAGGATCTGATCGGAAACCTCAAGGTCCGTCCGATGGCGAATGACGATCTCGAAGTATGAAACCCCTTGGAGGACACCGCCAATGACGGCCTCCTTGCCGTTGATCGACCGGATATTGGCCCATACCGTAGCAAGGTCGGCCCAGCCGATATCGAGACCGCCGCCAGCGTTCTTCGTTTCCGTCCTTCGCCGGATGGCAATACGGTCCCGAAGGTCGCCGGCTTGCATTAGGCCATCGCCACGCCGGACTGGTGGAACAGCACGTCAATGACGGTCGTGGACGTGGCAATGCCGACGATGGAAACATAATCACCCGTGGTATTGTCAGCGGCTGGCCGGATGCCGCCGGGAGTGCCGGAAACGAAATAGGTAACGCCGGCCGTGACGGTCGCGCCGATCGTAATCGGCCCTTGGGTAAGAAAGGCGACCGGTTGGTTCGCGGCGGCGGCGTGAAGGGCGATACCCTTGGGCACGCGGACTTCGGCGGTCGCGCTGTTGCAGTCACAGAGCTTCATCAGGCCGGTCGCGCCTTCCTGATAGAGAACCTGACCAGCGGTCACTGCGACCCCGGCGGTTCCTTCGGTGATGCGAGCAGTAGAACCGGCAACAACGCTCGTTGCGGTGATAGTAAGGTCGGCCATATTGTGTGGGCTCCATCAAAGGGATGCGGCGCCTCACGGCGCGGCGGCAGCTTGCCTAAGGCTGGGTTAGAAGCGGCGGTAATTGGCGAGAAGCGCGTCAACCGTGTTGGGGAGCGTCGGAACGCCGCCATCAGAAGTCACGGATTGGCGCACGGATGAAATCGAGGATCGCTCATCGTTCCATTGGGCAATGAGCATGAGCATCGCGGCGCGGAGGGACTCCGGCACCGTCGAATAACCAACGGTTGCGGTAACTCTGACCGCATCCGAAACGGGACGCGCTGACGGCCAGGTCTGGTTGATCTTCAATCGGATTTGCGGATCGAGACCCGTATTCACGAGCTCGTAAACTGAAGTATCAAGCGTCTGCTCGACGCCAGTCGTGTCGAGATATTTGACCGACGAAACAGAAATGATCGGGGCAGTCGGGAGATCGATAAGGTCGCAGAAACGCGAAGCTTGCATGAGCACGGTCTGAGAGACCAGCTTGGTCCCCGTATATTCCTCGATAAGCGTCCGCGCGGCGATGATGTACCGGTTGAGGTCGCCGTCTGAATCCGTACCATCTATCCGGCACTGAGACCTCGCCTCGGCCAATGAGACAGGTTCGGAGATTGGAGAAACGGTAACGACCGTGGGAAGCCAGCTCATTTCTTGCGCTTCTCCACTGGCGTTTTAACGGCACGCTCGATCTTCGGCGCGACTGGAACGGCGAAGCCCGCAGAGATCAGGCGCAACGCCTCATCATCCGCGAACTCCGCAACGTCCCCAGGCGCAAGTGTGATGCCGCCGACAAGGCCGACGAGCATCTCAACCCGCATTAGGCTTCGGCCTTCACAACTGTGAAGTTTAGCACGAGCACGTTGTCGCCCGCCGCCGAAGCGTGAAGGTTGCAAAGCCTGATCTTGAACGATCCTGCCGCAACGGCGGAAACCGCCGCGATGAATGAACCGGCCGAGGTGTGCGTCTTGATGTTAACGACAACGTTATCCGTCGCCGCAACCTTGGTGTTGGTCACCGTGAACTCGGCATTGGAACCAGCAGCGACCGTCTGCGAAACGGTTGTGATGACACCGGAATAAGCCGAGCAAGTGACGCCCGTTGAAATTGAGGTGATCTGCGTTACCGCAGTCTGCCCCTGCACCACCGGAACGCCATCGGCGTTGCGATAGCCAGTGGTATTGTAAGAACCAGCCATGTGGCTTTCTCCGAATGAGAAAGGGGGCGAGCCGAAAACCCGCCCCCGATCAGGTTAAGCCAGCTTGAGGTGCTTGACGGCCGAGGTCTGGATCAGGTCGCCGTCAAGGCGCACGATCCCGGCGAGGCCGATATTCGGCCAGTAGTATTCGCGCCGCACCCCGATGACCGGCGAGCCGACCTTGCGGACGAGATACTTGCTGAAGTCGCCGAACAGGATCAGCTTCTGACCCGTGGTGAAGGCCGACGCCATCGCCTGGTTCACGCTGTAGGGCTGGCCCAGAAGGCTCCCAGGGGTACCCGCGCGAATGTCGCCCATCGACCAGATATACTGGCCGTTGCCGTCCTTCAGCTTGCGAACCGCCGCGAGAACGGAGTCATGCAGCATGAAACGGCACTTCGGCGAAGCACGGTAGGCCGGATCGACCGAATGCAGGAGGTCGATCACCTCGTCCGCCGTGAACGCCGTGGTCGAAGCCGCAGTCTTACCGGCAACAGAGGCCACGACAATGCCGTTCGGATCGCCAGTGCCGTCGCCCGTGGTCAGTTCGGTATTGACGCGGCGCGCAATACGCTCGCCGAGCAGTTCGCCAATGAACGATTCGACGTTGATGTTGCTGTCCTGAAGCAGCTCCATCGACACCTGAATCCATGACGTGTCGTAAGCGAACGCGTTGAGCGTCATCTTGCCGAACGTCACGTCCTTGGAGCCGTCATCCGTCATCGCCCCGGCTTCGGTATGCTGCGAGATCGTCGATGCGGTGTCGTCCACGGTAGGGAAGTCGATCGGATTGCCGGAAGCCGTGTTCAATACGGTACAGATCGCCTCGTCATACATCGGCCCCCACATCTTCATCGTCTTATCGACGGATGCGGCTAGGTCGGTCGGGACGGTGTAACCGCCTGCCGTGGTCGTGCCGGCAGTCTGCGCGCGGAACTCGGTAACACCCGCCTTCAGCGCTGCGCGATGTTCAGGAGAAAGCTCCTGCGGATCGAAGCCAGCACGAACAAGCGCAATGAAAGCATCGCGATATTCTGGCGTTTTCGGCTCGTCGGCACCGCGGCCCTCGCCGCTCTGGTCAGGACGCTTGGCTTTGCGGGCCTCTTCAGCTTCCTTCTCCAGCTTGGCAACACGCTCTTCGCGAGCAATGTTGGCGTCGATCTTGTCGAGTTCGCCCATGATCTTGTCATGGCGCTGCTCAAGCTCGGTCGCGCGGGCTTCGTCGGTGTTGGCCTTGATTTCGTCGAGCGCAGAACGGGCCTCGGTGACAAGCTGGCCGCGCTTGTCCTGCATTTCAGTCAGGTTCATGGTTGGGTCTCTCTGTGAGAAAGCGCCGTCGTCGCGACGGTGCGGGTCACGCCTTTCCCAAGGGCTTGGTTAGGGCTCGGCTTGCGCCGGGATTATTCGGGCTTGATGCCCCGAAACTTTTGTTCGGATTCAGCCTTGCGGGCGGCTATCCTGGCGCGGGCGGCGGCTGCGTTATGCTCTGCTTTCTCGCGCTCTGATTTCACGTCATTGAGCGAGCGAAGTGCAAGCTCCGTGCCCTCGTATGCGGGGAAGGCGACGGCCGACACCTCGAACAGCTCGACGGCGCGGATTGTCCGAAGAGGAATATCGCCAGTTTCGTCCCATTCGTCATGGGTGACGCGGAAGCCGAAGCTCATTCCCGAAATATCGCCGCGCGTCAGCGAAACTGCCAAGTCCCTGCCGTCCGTCGTATCGGGAAGATCGATTTCGACAGCGAGGCCCTTGTCGTCCTCATTCAGCCGAAGAGTTCCGGCCTTGGAACGACCGATGACCCGCCCGCTGTCGTGATCGACCAGAGCGCGAATATCGCCGTCCAGCGTTCCCCTGAACGCGCCCGGCGCAATGACTTCGCGGAACGATCCGCCGATGTCAGCGACATCGTTGAAAATCGCGGCATAGCCAGCGATCGTCTTGCCGCCTCCGCGAAGCTCTGGCGGCGTAGTGAGCGATCTACGCTCCATTGTCTTGACCCCCTTACCAGAGAGCGGCGATGTTGGTCGCGGTGGTCGATGTTGACCGGACCTTCGTGACCCTGATCGGGAGCAGCGTTCCCGCCGTCACTCCGGTAAGCGTCAGCGTGGTTCCCGCACTGGTCACGACCGAGATATTTCCTGCGCCTCCCACGAACACCGCTCGCGTTGTGGTCAGGACCGTCGAATCCGATGGAGTGACGGCAACGCCGTCCGTGAGCGGATCGCCCAATCCCGTCTGGAATGTCGCAAAATTGTCAGCCATCTAATCCCCTCAAAGACCAACTCTCACATTGGCCTTGCTGTGCGGGCGACATGTGCCCGCCGTATTTCCAATCGCTCCACGCGCGCTGGCGATTGTACTGCCGAGCGATTTTGTCGCGTTGCCCATGACCTTGAGACCACTTGCGGCGCCCAGAGCTATGCCGCCCAAAGCCTTCGCCGCGTGACCGGCGAGCGAAACCTTGCCCGCCCCCGTAGAGGCTGCGCCGCTCAGCGATTTGACCGCCTGGCCCTTCGCCTGAACCTTCCCCGTTCCTGCCGATGTAAGGCCGCTTAGGGCCTTGCTTGCCCCACCCTTGAGGCCAATTTTCGCAGCCGCGGCCGAGACGGCAGCGCCAAGCGCTTTGCTTTCCGAACCGGAAACCGCGACCTTCGCGGCGGACGTTGCGATCGCGGCTCCCAAGGTCGTTGAAAGCGTTCCAGATATGCCTGACTGTTGCGCCGTCCCGCGAAGCAGGAGCAGCATTTACGAATACTCGTAGCCGGTAATCACTACGTCCCATGTTGGAGCATTGGTCACAAAGACTGCGTTGGCCGTCACGCCGAACTGAAGCGTGCCGTCGCCCACAATCTCCATGCCAGCCTCTTCGAGCGGAAGCGTCACCCGATCCCACGCCAAGGCGGTTGCCGGAGTAGCCGTCCGCGTCTGAAGAAAGGCGTTGCTGGAAGTCGTGACTGCGCCAGCCGAATTGACGCGAACCGTGAAAGTCGTGACCTGTGCGGTCGCCGTGGCGTTGCCCCTGCTTCCGAAGGTCAAACTCGTGATTCTGAACCGCTTGCTGGCAGTCGGAACGAATGTCGCAGCCGAACTCGTTGCCGCGCCGGCGCCCCCGCTTCTTGTGAGCGTGATCGCTGTTTCCGTCCCGGTTGTTCCCGATGCCGCACCGGACGCCCAGAGGTGAATAAACGTCCGCCCGCTGTGCTGCTGGAATACCGGCATCGGAGATGCACCAGAGACATCTGTTGCCGCGCCGTCAGCGCCAAAGCAATTCTTGACCCGCTGATATTGGATCCCGCCAACGTCATCCGTGGCGACCGTCGCCCCCGAACCGGGAGTGATGGCAATGTTGTCAGCCACGGCTAGGAATTAGCGTCGGTAAGACTGAAGCTCGTTACGCTGAACTGTTGGCCTACGGCCACGTTGGTATTATCGAGCTCCATATCCCCGCCGCCGCCCGTGATCGTGACCGATCCCTGCATGTGGCAAGTCGTCCCATCGCTCGCGTAGATGCGGAAATGCGCCGCAGTTCCGCCAGCGTCCGCCGCATTGTCGCTCCACGAGCCCGAGAGCGCCTTGGATCCGGACGCGGCGTTGCTCATCCAGTCCGAGGGAAGCGAGCAAGTCGCGAGAACGGTTCCACTATCCGCAGTCGCGCAGCTCGCCGGCTGCGCTCCGGTCCTGATCTTGAGCACGGCGGAAACGCCAATCGCGGTTTCGATCGCATCCAGCCGCGCATTGCGGGCGGCAACGCTAAGCTGTAGCGCCATTATTATCTCCCTTCGGCGCTACGCTACCAGCCGGTTTTTCCCCGCTTTTCTCAAGCGGGACAGTCGCCCCTTGAATGTAGTGCTTGTCCATCAGTGGGTCGTCGCTCTTCTCTTGACCCATGTACTGAGCGCCCGCGTTCGGCGTATAAACCGCGCACTGGACTAGAGCCGCAACGGCATCGGCGCGCGTCTTGAAGTCACCGCGCAGAAGGCCGTCAAGGTTGTGCTCGACGTAGCGTCCGCCGTTGCGCTGCCCGAACAGCTTGAGGTTCATTTCCTCTTCGAGCGCCTGCGCCCACTGCCCAACAAGGTGCTTCACCAAGTGAAGGTCTTGCTGCTCGGCGTTGGTGAACGTCGCCCGCTCTAAGTCCTGCAAAAACACGGGCGGTAGGTTGAACAGCCGCGCGATCTGCTCGACCACGAACCTTTGCCCTTCCGCCATCTGTCCCTTGTCGGGATCGAAGGCGATCGGCTTCAGCTCATACCCGGGCGGAAGCTGGACGATAGGAGCGCTGGATTCCCGCGCCACGTCAATCGAGCGTTGAACGTCCGCCATCGCCCGCTTCATGGCCTCGGGGCCAGCTGGTAGAGGTCCAGTCAGACCGAGCGGAGGAACCCCGCCGCCAGCAAAGAACTTGGCCCCATATTTGTTCATCGCGAGCGCGAGCTGGATCGTCTCCGCGCCCTGCATGATCGGGCCATAATGGCAGAGCCCGTCCGCCCGAAGCATGAACGGAACATCGATGACTTCCGATGCCTGGTAGGTCTTTGTTCCGACCTCATAAGTGGTCGTTCCGATAGGCGTCCGCCTTACCGTGGCTCGCGTCGGATCGATCGGCCACAAAGCGACGATATTCGAGCCTGAGCGCTCTATGTAGAGTAGCCCCCGACCTCCGGTGAACACTTGTTGCCAGAAATGCTGGCGCAGCTTGAAGCTTGTCCACTCAGGGTTAGGAGCTTCGTGGATCAGCGTCTCAAGTCCCCCCTTGATCCGCTCGGCCTTATCGCCCTTGTTGCTGAATGCGTGCAGAGGCAGAGCGGCTAGAGTGCGGGACAGGAACGACACCGCCGCCCATACAGCCGGAACAGTCAGCGCCGTGCTGATCGTGACCGTAGGCAGCGCAATATCGCTTAGCCCGAACACGCGCAGTAAATTGGATCCAGGCCGCTCGATGGATTCGCCGGTCAGCGACGTAATCATCCGCTTTTCGGCAAAGATCGGATCGTCCGGCCCCATCAGGCGCTCACCAGCGAGAAGTTGGGATCATCCCAAGGGGAGACGGGGATCAGATCCTGCATCATCGCCTCCACCCCTTCCGCCATTGCCAGAGCCTGCATCCCGTCAATGCGGCCCGTCGCTTTCGCCTTGTCGAGCTTCCTGTTTCCGGCTGGATCGGACACCGCGACAGCATTGGCCGCGCACATCGCCAGCACCGGATGTCCGCCGTGGCGTACGCACTCCTTGAGCAAGTCCGCCTCCAGCGCATCAAGCGCCGGACTCATGCTCATGTAACCCTGCCCGAATGGCTCAAGCGGGAGCCCGACCCCCTGCCGAGCAAGAGCCTGTTGCATCCGGTCCATGCGCCAGCGGTCGAAACCGATCTTTGCTATCGAGAGACCGGAACATATTTGTCCGATGTCCCGCGCCACGTAATCGTAATCGATGACTTTCCCAGGAGTGGTCCGTAAAAGCCCCTCCCGAACCCAAACGTCATAGGGCGCCTTGTCCCTTCGGCACGCTTCGGAGACGCTATCGAGCGGCATCCAGAAGAACGGTCGAACGTGAACCATGCCGTCTTTACGACATGTGAGAACAAGCGCTGTAAGGTCAGTTGTCGCGGAGAGGTCGAGCCCGCCATAGACAACTCCGTCTAGCTCTCCGGGCGCACCGTTGCCGGCCTTCCACACGCCCGGAGACACGAAAGCCGCGACCATGTTGACGCGTTGGTTCAGTGTCAGGACGCGGAAGGTATTCTCCGCGCTCGGCATACGCATTGCCTGCGCCGATTGCTCTTCGACATCCCGCCGTGAGCGGAACAGCCCCAGGGCAGGATTAGCCGCCTTCCACGCATCCTCGTCGTCCAGCGCGCAATCTTCAGGTGCCGTATAAACATGGCATATAATCGAAGGATCTTCCGACCGCTCAGCATCGTCCAGCCAGATCGAGAACAAATCAGCGTCGGTTGGCGCCTGCGTTGAAATCGCAATCAGAAGCGGCTTTTCGTGCGCGCCCTGCGAAGTCGTAATTGCGTCAATGAAATCGTCCTGCGGCCCTTTGACCTGGCCCACTTCGTCAAGAATGGCGAGGACAGGACTAAGACCGTGGGCTGTGGTCCCGTCAGCCGCGAGAGCCTTGTATTCCGTGTTCATCGAGAGGCCGATGAGCCTCTTTCCCGATGGCACGATCCTAACCAGCTTCCTCAGCTCTGGGCTGAGGTCCACCATCTTGCTCGCCAGCGCGAACACAAGTGCGGCCTGATCCCGCGAACGGGCGCCAGAAACCAATTGGCTGTTCAACACCGCTTCCGGCCCGACAAGATGAGCCAGGAGCAGGCAGGCAATCAGCGCCGACTTGCCGTTCTTTCGCGCTATCGCTAGATATGCTCGCCGCGTTCCTGCGGGATTGTCGTAAACCTCAAGGATGAACTTCTTCTGGAACTCGGCAAGCTCGATCGGCTGTCCGACCTTGGCCCCTTCTGGTATCCGGCAGTAGCGGTGAATGAAGGCAATGACCTTCTCGCCGCGCGTCATCTAGTTAAGCGCCGGCCTCGCCAGCAAATTATCGTCTAGCGGGTTATCGGCTTTGATTCCGGAAGCGTGGGCTCGGCGCTTGCCAACGTCCCTTGCCTCACCCTCCGCTCCGCGCCCATGCTGCTGAAGCGTTCGGAGATATGCCATTTCCAGCCGCTGAAGATCATCCAGCCGCTTCGTCGCCTTCGCGTCCGGGATGTCGCCCTCCGCATCGATTAGCTGGCGAAGTCGCACAATCTGCCATTGAACCCAGGCAAGGTTTGAAGCGGTCACGAGTAAGGCGGGGGTGCCTTCCCATTCGTCGCGCGTGCGCCCCCGTGTGATTGCATTCCAGAAGGGCATCGCATTCCCTGGAAGCGGGCAATGCTCCGGAGGACTTAAGCCGTCCAGCGCAGAGGCCATAACGCGAACCGCCGCCGTGGCGCTATCTATGCGCTGTTTGCGAGCGGTCATGGGAAAATCCTGTGTTAGCGATGAAATTCGTGGCAGCGCACGGTTTCCGACACGGAGGCGATAGAGATTGAGATACCCCCCCCTTCAAGGGATGGGCCATCCGTCCACTCCGAACTCTGGCTTAATGATGCGCTTGAATTGCTCGGCTGTGCGTCGATCGTGGCATGGACCACATAGGCAGCGGATATTGCTGTCGTCCTCAGTACCGCCAAGCGCTAATGGCGTGATGTGGTCGGGGACAGTGCTCCGGGTGTAGATACCCTTGGCTTTGCAGTCGCGGCACAGTGGCTCTCTTGCCAGACGAGCAAGCCTTAGCGCTGCGCCTCTGCGGCCTTGGATCCTGCCATGGTTGTTGCGCTTCACCATCTGAGGTGGTCTCGGTCATTGTCAGCGGGCGTGTGCTGGAGAGGCGCGAGATGCGCTCCCCACAGCCTCGCCCCCATCCACCGCAGCCGTACAATTGGCAGAGCTTGCTATCCCACCATGCCCGGTATTTGACGGGCGGGCGGAACCAGATCACGGCTTTCTCAGCAGCTTCCGGAATGTCTTGTCGAGCTCGTCGATCGTCTGCTTGTCAATCGGGTCGCCGTCGTACTTCACCCCGCCGAACCGCTGGACCGAGGTGTGGTAGATCACCGCTCCGAGCTGCCTTTGCTCACCCGCCGTTCCCGAGTGCTTTCCTGCGGCCAGGTAGCTCAGGGCTCCAGCAATGCCCGCGCATTCGTCCGCCAGCCGGTTGAGGGCCTCGGCTATCTCGGACGCGATTTCAGGCACGACTTCTGCCCTTTCGACGATTGCACGAGATCGAGCGCGGGACATTGGCGCGTCCCTTGAATGAATCCGGCCAGCGGTTGCGCGTCATTGTCGCGGTTGCTGTACGCTCGACTTTGAGAGGCTGCTGGCCGGGAGGTCGCGCCGGGAAGGAGGTCGGCGCAAGAAAGACTTTGTAGGCGCAATTCGCCTAGTCTAGAGAGCGCGGCATATCACAGTCTGTTGCCGCTGTCTAGCGCTCATGCGGCAACGCGCAAAATATGTTTTCGTTCCCTAGGCTGCGATCCGAAATCGCTCGCGACCAGGCAGAGAACCGTCTGCCAACGCGAACAGACCGCGCAGGAAGCATCCCAAAATCTGGAAATCGTCTGCGACGGCGACGAAGCCGACGACCGGCAACTTCCATTGCGCGAAGCGGTAGTTCACCAGCCGATCAATTACCGGGTGCACGGTATCCAGACCAAAGTGGTCGAGCAGGAGCTTATGCGTCCAGCGGCGCTCATCAGATCCAGTGGGCAGCAGCGCGTCGAGCTGAGCGAAGCGGATCTCCCGCCTGGTTGCAGGTGGGATTAGATCGCTCTTCCCGCTTCCTCCGCGTCCGCCGTAAGCGCGTTCCAGATCAGAACCCTTGGGCAGAAGGTCGATGAACTGATAGTTATAGAGCCCGATGTAGTCGCGGCCGGCTTCTCTCAGCAGCTTGCCGTCGAGACCGTGGCCTTCGAGCATTCCGATCGCGTGGAGCTGTCCAACGCCGTCGAATATATCGATCCACGCCGCTTTGCCGTCTAGGATTTCTCTATGCCGGAACCGCTCAAGGCGGGCCACGCATCGCTCATTGCCATAGTCCCATTTGGCACGCAGGGCTGTCGTGCTTGGTTTCTTCTTGCGCCCGCCCGCTGAGCGAGAGCCTGGCGTTTTCTTGCGTCCCATGTTCCCCACCCTCTCGTTAGATCACCTAGCCAAACCGGCAGCGATGAGCGCAACCGCAACGTAAATCCCTCCGGCAACAACGCCGAAGGTGAAATTGGCGATTCCCCAGAGGTAGTTCACGCCGAGCGACTTGAAGATCCGAGACGCCATTACCTTCCTCCGGTGGGTGAGATGTCGAGCGGATTGCGCTTGAACCCGAACTCGCTGAGGATCTTCCGCGCCTCTTCTTGTGTGCAGTAGTTTTCATCTGGCGGCGGCAGGTAGTAACCTACCCCTCCGGTGCTCCGCTTGGGCTCTCGCCAGTTCATCATCTGCTCAGTCTCGGCAATGATCGTCGGCACGATCTTGCAGGGGTGATCGCATTTCTTGCGGGCTGCGCTGGCGCCAATCGCCAGAATATCTGGTGGAATGTGCTTGAGCGTATCCCAAGCCACCATGAGCCAGTCGCGGCGGTTCTCCTCCGTCATTCCGACTGGCGCGGTCAGGGCTAGGCAGGCGGTCAGCTCATTGCGAAACACCGTTCGCGTTTCCTCATCGACCGAAGACCTGCAAGGCGGCTCGTGCCGTGTTGCTGAGGCCATCGGCGGGTTGATGTCTTCCCAGGGTGTTAGGTCGTCGCTCATCTTCAGTCCTCGGATCGTAAATCGCTCCCCAGCCCTTGGCCGTGCACATCTCGATCAGCTTCGGCGGCGGAATCCCCGTTTGAGAGGAGATGCGCTTCAGGTCGTCGTTGAAGGCTTTCCAGGCTGTCGGCGTGGTGCCGAGCCGCTTGCGCTTCCGGTTGGCAAGGAAGTCGGTCCAAACCTGAAGGCTCACCCCGACCGGCAAAGCCCACGGGCGCGGTTGATGTGAGGAAGCTTCAGCTTCCGAAACATCAACGGGGGGTGAGGAGGGGGTTTGATTTATATCTTTGGGGGAACCTGAGGGGGGGTCGTTCTTCTCGTTGATTTCGTACGATGTCGTACGATTCTTACGATTCGCGCGACGATACTCTCTGTCATATGCGCGCTTGTTCTCTGCGGCCTTGTCGATTGCGGGGCGAGCTTCCGCGGCCACCGTAGCCGACAGCTCCATAACAAGCGCCAACTGCTCAGCAGTGAGACCAGCAGCGGCTAGATCCGCCATGACGGCCTGCGCAGACCTCACGCGCGCCTCCGCTGAGACGCTTCATTTGCGGTCTTTGCCTTGTGGCACTCTATGCAGAGAAGCCAGAGATTATCTAATTCGTTTGATCCTCCGGCCCAAAGAGGTGTCCGGTGGTCTATCTCAAGGTTTGGTGTAGGATAGACTATCGTATGCGGGTAGCTCCCGTAGGATGAGGAACTACATGTGCCGTTGCGCCTCCAAATGGTGCAAGGCGCGCATTTGCATTCAGCACACCATTCTCCGTCGCGCTCGCAAATGGCGGCATAAAGCTTGGCCTTCACGGATGAATTGAAGCGCCGGGTTCTGTCATTTGCTGCCTCGCGGCGCTCTGGTACGAGCGCATTCATCAAGAGTGGAAATGCCTCGTTGAAGGGTGTAGAGCCAGGAGCCTCAAAGCCGCTGAGAATGCAGTGCAGCTCATGCAGGCCATTCGGCCGCAACTCTACAAACTCAGCAGCTTTTACGAGCATGGACATGTCTTCCAGCCCGAGAGCGGCGATGCGTCGGATCATGTCTCCGGTTATGCGGTTCACCGCGCGATCGCCTTCCGCGTCCGCTTGGCGTCGGCGCGAGCCTTCGCCTCTTCCAGCGTCAGAAACTCAGCGACCTTCGGCTTGGGACCGCCTTTACCCTCGCCAACGAGGATGCCTTCGGAGATGCAGTCTGCTAGGGGATAGAAACGCCAGCTCACGGGCGCTCCTCCGGATACATTTCGGGCATTGCCAATTCGGCCATAAGCCTGTTGAGCAGCGCCAATTCGCCGCGGCGGCGCATCTGCCGCGCCTCGTAGCCCTCGCGGCGGACGTGGATGCCTTTCTCGCGGTCAGCATCGGTGAGGACGTAGCGCTTCATGCCGCCTCCCTCGCCAGCCGGCGATTGCGGACATAGACTGCGTGAAGAGATCGCCTCAGCTCTTCGCTTTCCGCCTCGGTCAGCGGACGGCGCAGGCTTTCGAGATATTCCAAGCGCTGTTCGGCGAGCGTTTTGAACGTGAAGGCAGAGGCCATCAACTTATCCTCACGATGAGCTTGCCGCGCTCGCAGCGATCGGCGCAGGTCATATTTCCCACCCGTCGATAAAGGCTGCGTGGTTCTTTCCGAGCGCGCGAATTTGACGCTCCCGAACCAGGATCAGGATTTCATCGGGGTAGTATTTGGCGAAGCGTTTGAGGGCCGTGACGCTGCGCGCGTCCATCCACCCCTTGACCTCATGCCAAGTTATCTCGCCGTCGCGATCCTGAACGCAAAAGTCTGGCTTATAGGAGCGCACGCCGCGAAGGATCTTCTCGAACCAAAAGACTTTCGGCTCGTGCTCCCAATCAATGATATCACCGCACTGCTTGAGATATTCGAGCCAGCGAGCGTAGTTCGCTTCCCACCGCGAGCGATAATAATTGCGTTTACCGCCAATCGTCCGCCAGTCGGCTTTCCATGTGCCTCGGGCGACCTTCGGAGGTCCGTTTTCGCGAATTGACCGATGCATCTTGTTTTGCAGATCATCGCGCTGCGCTTGGGTGAGGCCGGCCCAAAACTCTTTGGACTTCTCGCTGATGGCTTGCCGGGCTTGAGCGGTGTGCTTCTTGCCAGCCATGCCGCGTGGGTGGCCGTTCTTGGCGATTCTGTCCTTGATGCTGGCAGACAGATGTTCCCGAAGAGCATTGGTGTCGCCTTTGAATTTTCGGCGATCCTTGCGAACCTTCTTATATCGACGGCTTTTATCGGTAAGGCCGAGCGCCCGCGCTTTGCGGGACACATTGGACTTATGCCTTCCGAACTTGGCGGCCAGATCGTCCAAGCCGAGATCGTCGGCGCATGTCGCATTTTCGTATGCGCTCTTAAGCAGCGCTATTTCATCGTCGGTCCAAGCTCGCTTGCCGAGCGACTCTGGAGGTGTTTGGGTTTGTGGGGGTGTCATGCCGCGAGGCTTTGCGACTGAAGCGCTTCGACCATCGCGATCCGCTCACCGATCCAGCGCATGACCGGAACTGCCATCGAATTGCCGAGCGCCTTGTATCGCGGCCCATCGGAAGCCGGTTTTCCGCGATAGGGAACGGCGGTGTAATCGTCGGGGAAGCCTTGTAGGCGTTCGCATTCCCGAGGAGTGAGGCGGCGGACGGCCGAGGCTAGGCGGATGTAGCTTTGCTGCTTCATGCCCGGCTCGGCAGCGAGGGCGCCCGCGTAAGGCATTTCGCGCACTTCATCGCGGCTGTTTTGAGCGAAACAGACGGCGTGTTGGTCGCGGGCTGTCAGTGAATACATCTGCCCGCTGTCGCTTACGCCGATGCCGTTCTGCGCCTTCTCTCGTGGCGTGTTGACACTCTGAATGGCGACGAGATTGCCGCACTCGGCTCCGGCAGGACCGCCGCTGCCCTTGGCCCACTTGCTAGTAACCGTAGCTGAGACGATCGCTGCGAAGTTGCCCTTGTCAGGCATGGCTTGGTCATTGCTGCGCGTAGTCAGGCTTGTGGCGGTATCTCCTCCGTCCCACCATTGTTCGATGAGTCCGCCGTCGCAGTCGAAGTCGGTTCCAAGCCCGCCGCCGCCTGAAGGGCGTGCGCTAATTGTGGGGGCAATTCTTTCCCTCGGTTGACGGCGCGGCGCAGGATTCCCCGACAGGCTGTGGCACTCAAATAGAACCGCTGTGGCACGTCGCCAGTCTCCAAGATGTCCGACAACGAAGACGCGACGGCGGCGCTGCGGAACTCCAAAGAACTGAGCGTCAAGCACTCGGTAGGCGAAGCTATACCCGAGTTCGACCATGCCCCCGAGAATGGCACCAAAGTCCCGTCCTCCATTCGATGACAGGACGCCGGGGACGTTCTCCCAAACCAGCCACCTGGGCCGTTTGCGGTCAGCCAACCTAAGATATTCGAGGGCCAGGTTGCCGCGATCGTCACCCAAGCCTCCTCGGAGGCCCGCAACGCTGAAGGATTGGCAGGGGGTTCCTCCGACAAGAAGGTCAATTGGGCCATACTCATCGGCTCCGATTGTGGTAAAGTCGCCGTGGCACGGCACATCGGGATAGTGATGAGCCAGAACGGCGCGCGGGAATGCCTCGATTTCGCTGAACGCAGCCGGGGTCCATCCGAGCTGATGCCAGGCGACGGTTGCGGCTTCGATGCCAGAGCAGACGCTGAGATACCTCACGCCAGCCCCCGCGTCCGCTTCAGCGCAGCCTCACGGCGCTTCCGGTAATCCTGAACCTCAAAGCTATTGCGCCGCTTTTCGACATCATGAGCCAATGCTTCACACGCTAGCTCACGAGCGCTTGCGATTGTGCGGTTACAGGAGTGCTTGTGGCGAAGGAGGAAGATGAAGGTGCGGAGGGTCATGCTTCCTCCTTCACGCGGAACGGGAAAAAGATGTGGCCGTCAGCTTCGAGCCGTTCGAGCTCAGTCATGCGGCGACGGCGAGCGGCAGTGTCCAAGCGATCTTGGACGACCTGATTGATTTTCATCTCGATTTCAGGCGGGACTTCTCTGCGCTCTGCGGCTTCGTCAGCCTCAGCCAGTTTCCTGATCCACTTGCGAACGGCCGCGACCGTGTATCTCTCAGGCCGAGTGCTCTTGCTGATCTCGGTTTGAAGCTCTGGCGTTAGCTTGAACCACTCGCCGCGAACTCTTGCCAAGGCGAACTTCTTGTGAAGTTCAGCCTCTTTCTCGCGACCACCAGGAATCGCGCCCTCAAGAGTGAGGTCGAGCGGCGTCGAAACTTGTAGCCCACGCAAGCGATAAAGCGGGTTGGACGCATACCCGATCTTTACGAAGTCGAGTTCGCGGATGCTGATGAAATAGACGCTCATGCAGCTTTACCCACCGGCTGGCCGGTCTCGGCCATTGCTGCTCTGTATTTCGCGGGCTGCTCGGCCAGTCGGCGGCGCTCGGCTTCCACAATCAAATCAGGAAGCTCGGGATAGATCTCGCAGGCGCGCAGCCAAGTGACGACACCCATCTCCTTTTCGCCAGCGATATAGCGAGCAATCGTGTCGTCGCTCTTGCGGATGTCCTCACCCATCTCGACGAGAGTGAGACCGCGCTGAGTTTTGATGATGAGAAGCGCCGCGCCAATGTCGGCCAGCACGGCGGCGTGACGCTTCGAGAAGATGCTAACACCGCACACCTGCGGCTCGCTTGTTAAACTGGCGTTCATTACAACCGACCCGTCCCGCTAAGAGGACCGGAAAGAAGAACAGAATGTGTAGAGTGCGTATCGGCCCGCTCGCTGAGCTCGGCAGCGATCGTTCCCCCCATCGCTTGAAAGCGTCGGGCGGGCCGCATCTCCTGGGGGACGTTGACGACCTCACCACAGATGCGGCAATCAGCATTGGCGAACTCGCGCGCACGGTTCTCGTGGACCTTGGCCGCGTAATCGAGAACACTACCGGCAAACCATGCGATGAGAGCGCAGAAGGCGAGCCAGCCGAGGATTGCGAGAGCGGTGTAGAGAGCGGGCATCTATGCAGCCCTCGCGATCGCTTGATGGCGGAACACGACGACAGCACAGGGAAACGGCGCGTCCTTCTTGCGATCGCCGAATTTCAGGCGGCCACGGACGAACTCAACCTCGCCGCGCATCGCGTAGTCGTGCCACCAATTCGTGTCCGTGCGGGCGGGCACGAGGCACACGACAGTTGCGCCGCGAAGGCTGCTTTCGTATGCCTTCCGCATCCATTTGCCGATCTCGCGGCCATAGGGCGGGTTCATCCAGCAGACGCCCGCCCAAGGCTGCGAAAGCCCATCATCGGCAGAGGTGTAGAATCGAGCGCACTTGGCGTTCTCAGCGGTCGCGCAAACGTCCAGCGTAAAGCCGAACTTCACGTTCAGGCGATCGAAGAAGTCCTGCGGTGTGGCCCACAGGTCTGTCGCGCTGCTAAAGTGAATGTTTCCCCCGCCGCTCATCAGCGGATTCCGGGTGGCGAAGATGGGTGGCACACGGGGCAAGTAATGCCACCCATCCACTGCATGGCAGGAGAAGGCCATGCGGAAAATGATGGAGTTTCAATTAGTAACGAGGTTTGTTCAGCCGGTTGTAATCTTGCGGCAATGATGTTTCCGAATCGCCCGGTTGTTTCGGGCGAGTGGGGAACGAGAATATGGGTCAGTCGAATGCGGCCACGCTCGTCTGTGAGCAGCCTTGTGAGTTTGCGTACCGTGACGGCGTGTTCATCGTCACCGATCCGTCGCTCGGATTTGACAGAGCGATTCCGGTCGCGACCTTCCTGCGGAATTTCGAGAACTCCGCAATCGCCATCAATGCCTACCTTGCTAGCGAGAGTGTTCCCGCCAGTTCGGCAAAGATCATTCCGTTCCGAAAGCGCGCCTGACATCACGCCGCTTTCGTCCACGGCTCGACTTGCTCAAGAATCTCGATTTGCTCGTCAGTCAGGTCCGCGATTGACGAATGCTTCCACCCCGTTTGCCGGAATATGTGGATCGCAAGAGCCCGCGATGGTTGCCGATCGC